TCAAACACGCCCGCTTCTACAAAATCACAGGGTTTCAGGTTGCATGGCAGAGAGTTTCGCGCGGCGCATGATGGCGCAGCGGCTAATGACAGATGCGCGTGCAACGCCGTTCAGCGACAGCGCTGGCTTTGGTGGGCGCTCGACGCCTGACAGCTTGATCAGGGCTGTGCCTGATGCTGTAGATGCGTCCTTGGCCAATGAGGCTGCTGATCTGGGGCGTGTGGCGTATGGCGGTGCTGCGATGGGATCGCTGTTCTTGCCGGGTGCTGGCGTGACAGATGTGTTTGGCTATGCGCCTGATCCGTTTAATCAGGGCGAGTATTTGCCCAGCTTTGGCGAGAACATTGCCCAGGGCAATTATTTAGATGCTGGCTTGCAGACGTTGGGCGTTGCTGGTGATGTGCTTCAGGCTGGTGGTGCGATTGTCCCGCCATTAGCGGCTGTTGGTACTGCATTGAAGGCACCACGCGCAGCCAGGGTGGCCGGTCAGGCGGCTGATGCTGCCAATACATTGGTTGATGATTTGCCGACGCTGCGATTTGACGGCACAGACGACATAGATTTAGAGGGTAAAAACATTTTCCCGATTGTAGCTGATTTGACAGCGGCAGGCGGTAAATTTGAAGGCATAGACAGCAGCAAGTTGGATGCGCCTGAATTGCTACAAGGTGGCCCAGAATTTCCAAATCTGAAGGGCAGCAGGGATGCTGGGGTTGTGTGGGCGGTGCAAGGCAAGGGTCGCGGCACTGCAAAATTGTCTAAAGATGCAGATTACGGGCTTGTCGTTGCGATGAACCCAGATTCGCATCGGTCCAATGCGACTTTCGTCAATTCGATACTGGGTAATACGCTGGCATATGTGCGTGATGGCCGGATATCACCGGAAAATCTGGCGCAACTTGATGCATTTGTCAGGACAGGCACAGATCAAGCGCAGTTGCAGAAATTGAAGGATTGGCCAGGCTTTGCAAGCCCTGACGCTGCTGACTTTATTAAATCTTTGAATTTTGAGGCTAGGAGTCGGATTTCAGACGTGGTTGGCAGTTCACGCGGCCAAGCCTTGGGTGCGCCAAACATTGACAAGATTATCCGCGCAACTGGCGACCCAGCGCTTCTGGGGTTAAACAGCCGTGATGCAATTATGTTGGTGAAGCTGGACAAGGACGCTGACTTGGTACGGCTTGGTACAGAAGGGTCGCTGGAACATAATTCTTATGATTTCGGCATCAAGGGTGAGCCGGTTGCCCGAATACCAGTGACTAGCGCAAGAAATATGTTCCCCGATTTCTTTGCCCAGGCAGAGGCTGAAGGCAAACAAAATGTCCGGCGTGCATTTGACTTAGCCTTGCCGGTTGAAACGCTGACAGCCGAAAAGATTGCCAATATTCGCAGTTTAGCCACGCAATCTATTGATAGCCCACGTCAAGCGGCATTAACTGCTGATTTGCTGACTGGCACATGGAAATCGTCTAGCACGCCCAAAAATGCCGGTGGATTAAGCCCAACAGAGTTTGTTCAGGCGCTCAAAGGCAGTGATGCGTCGTCAACGCTGACAATGATGGAGTTGCCAGAGGTCCAGAAAAAACTGCGTGGTGGCAATTTTGAAGTGTACCAGCTTGGCGATGGCGAGGTCTTTTTTGGGTTGGAAAAGTCCTATAATTACGACGACGTTTACGGGCTGACCGACAACCCGACGTTTGTGAAAGTTGAGGGTGGCCCTGAACTTACAGGCGATGAAGTGGCGCTTGTCAGCGTGATAAATAATGAGGTTGGCGCGAAAGGCGTGGGCAAGGCGACGGTCTTGAAGGCTATTGAAGAGGGCGCGACAGCATTGGATGCGTTTGCAGTGCCTTCAGAGCGATTTCCTGATGGATTTTTACCAGATTTCTATGGTAGTTTTGGGTTTGAAGAGGTGGGCCGAATTGATTTTGACCCGTCTTTCTACAGCCAGACAGAATTGGCTGACTTGGAGGACTACTGGCGATCTACTGGCTGGAACGAAAGTGCTGGCCCGCCAAAGATTGTCATTATGAAATGGACTGGTGACGATGGCTTTCGAGCAGACGCAACTAAACGCTTTGTCAAAGAAGGTCGCTTCTACGCTGGGGAGCCAGCTACTGGAGTATTCGCCGGAGCAGAAAGTTTTGTTCGAACAGGCGATGGGCCGAATCTTGAAGCGGCACAAGGGGGACGCAGCGTTGGTGACCCCGCAGGAAATCTTGGGGGCGCAGGACTTGGTTCTGGATCACTTGCTCCCGATCGACTTGCAGCGGTTGCAAGAGAACTCCTAACACTACCTGACGCAGCAGTTGAAAACCTGGGCATAGACCCGTCTCGACTTACACAAGTGCGGGATGATTTGGGCTTGTTCAGATAATGGCCCAGAAGACAATCAAGCTGGACTACACGCCGCAACCAAAGCAGGCGTTGCTGCATAAGTGCAGAGCAAAGCAGATATTGTTTGGCGGGGCTGCTGGCGGCGGCAAGTCGCATAGTGGCCGCTGGGACATCATTGGTTTTTGCTTGGAGAACCCTGGCTTGCAGGCGTTCATCTTCAGGCGTTCATTGCCTGAACTTGATAGCAACCACATACAGCCGTTGAAGAAGGAAATGCCGTCAGAACTTGGCACCTTCAATGAAACGCGCAAGCGATACGAGTTTTATAACGGCAGCACCATTCAGTTCCAGTATCTGGAGCGCGACAGTGATTGTGATCGTATTCAGGGAACAGAGATACATATAGCGCTGGTCGATGAGGCGGGTCAGATGACGCCTTATCAGCTTGGCTACATCAAGTCGCGTATGCGTCTGGGCAACTTTCAGGCCAAGCAGGCAGAATTCTTGCCGCGCTTGGTGATGACGGCCAACCCTGGCGGTCAGAGCCATAATTTCTTGAAGGCGCTGTATATCGACCCGGCACCGGCTGAGAGTTATTTCTACGATCACACCATGCGTGATCCCAACAACCCGTCCGACAAGGGCTGGTTGACGATGTACATACCGGCCAAGATGGCTGACAACAAATATATCGACCCGTCATATGCCTCTAGTTTTAGCGCCTTGCCTGAAGAGTTGGGCCGCGCGTTGCGTGAAGGCGACTGGGATTTGGTTGTCGGCAGTTTCTTTGGCGATGTCTGGAAACGCGATCTGCATGTGATTAGGCCGTTTGATATTCCTGAACACTGGACACGGTTCAGGTCATTTGACTGGGGCAGCGCATCACCTTTTTCAGTGGGGTGGTGGGCTGTCGCAGACGATCACGATGAGTTCCCTGATGGCGCATTGGTTCGCTACCGTGAATGGTATGGGTCATCAGGGCGCCCAAATGTCGGCCTGCGGATGACCGCAGAAGAGGTCGGCGCCGGTATTCGTAGCCGTGAGCGCCATGAACGCATTGATTTTAGCGTCGGTGATCCGAGCATATGGAAATTTGATGGTGGGCCATCGATTGGTGAGCGTCTTAGCAAAATGGGCGTCAAGTTCCGGCGTGCTGACAACAGCCGGGTCAATGGCTGGGATCAGGTGCGCCAGCGTCTGATAGGCGATGATGGTATCCCAATGCTTTATGTATTTAGCGACTGCGTGGACACGATCAGGACGCTACCGGTCCTTACACACGACAAGCACCGGCTGGAAGATATTGACACGACGCAGGAAGACCACGCGGCAGACGACATCCGTTATGCCTGCATGGCGCGTCCGTGGCAGCGCAGAGCGCCGGAGATAGATGAAGACCCGTGGCGTCCACCCACCATCGACGAAATGATGGCTGGGCTGGAGAACGCGACCAAGCCGCAAGGCTGGAGATTGTAGATGGCTGAATCCTATACATATGACCGTGAGCCTACCAAAAAGGCTGATCGTGCGGCGTATTGGAACGACCAGATCAGGCGTGCGCGTAAGTTTGAAGAAACATGGCATGACCGTTGTTTTGACATCATAGACCGCTACAGGGATGACACGCCGGAGCGCACCACACGCGAAACGCGGATGAATATCTTTTATTCAAACGTGGATACGCTGAAATCGAGCCTGTATTTTAAGACGCCAAAGCCGCGTGTCACACGCCGTTTTAAGGACCAAGACCCCATCGGGCGCATCATATCGACTGTCCTGCAACGCGGTTTGCAGTATCAGCTTGATGTCTACAACTTTGATGCCGCCGTGAGGCGCGTGGTTGAGGACATGCTGATTGTCGGGCGCGGCGTCATGCGGATGGTCTATGAGCCGCTACTGGTCGAGGGTGAGCCGGAGCGTATGCCCGTTCAGGTCAACAATGTCATGGGCATTGGCGAGGTGGCACCGGGGCAGATGGGCGATGTGCCGATTGGCCAGTCATTTGTTGATGGTGACGGCAACCCGGTAGACCAGAATCTGGTCAAAATGGATGCAATGGGCGCGTTTATGGAAGGCGACCCCATTGAGTATATCGGTGAGCAGTCAATCCGGTGCGAATATGTGCATTGGGCTGATTTCACCATGTCACCAGCCAGATCGTGGGAAGATGTGCATTGGGTTGCCTTTCGGCACCTAATGACCCGCCAAGAACTGGTTGATTACTACGGGGCCAAGGGTGAGCAAATCGCGCTCACATACCACGGGGATACTAACAGCGGCTATGATGACAATCAGATGCCGTCTATGGCTGAAGTCTATGAAATCTGGGACAAGCGCAGCCTGAAGCAGATATTCATAGCGACTGACTTTGATGACATTCTGGAAGAATTTGAAGACCCGTACAATCTGG